GCTATATCAGCATAATCACGTTTTACCAATGGATCGGGTTGTATGGAAAACGCCATACTCGAAGTATCAATATAAAATGTTACGCTTTTATTAGCCATTACCACATCTCCATTGCTTTTGTTAAATCAATCTTTTCGTCAACATTGCGACCGTCTCGGAAATTCTCCATTTTTGCTTCTCCAAGAAAACCTCGATATTCCAATAGACATATTCTAGCTTGTTCTAAGTCAGTATATGGCTTTTTGGGGTGTTTATACATATCAGCTTTGGTTGCAGAGATAATAGCCTCGCTCCATCTCTCAAAAAATGGCTCAGTTAATTCTTCTGCATCATATTGCGGAACCATAGCTATAATTATCTCAATACCATCAGTTTCAGAAGAAGGAGGATAGTTTTCAAGTGTGATAGAAGTTCTATCTGTTGATACTGTATAGTCGTCAAAATCTAAAACATCATCAGAATCATTTATACGAACCGACATAACACGCAAAAAATCAGAGTTGTAAGCACTTATATCAAAAGTATAGGTTAATGTATCAACATCGCTATCCTGCGTGCTTGTATAACGCCACGCTTCGCTCTCACGACAAAATTTCCTTGCCGCCAGCCTGACGGACTGAATAATAACAGAACGCAACGCACCGTGCATGTATGGCTGTAAATAAGCATATAATTCTGAATAGAGTTCCATTATCCCATTATCTCCTTATTAAATACCGCTAAAAGTTCTCCTGCAAGCTGAACATCACGTTTAGCCCAAAGAACAGCCTCATAAGCGGCATAATTTATAATCGCATTTTTAAAAGATACTGGCAAATCTATATTATCATCAATCACTTCAACAATTTCAGCATCTCGAAGTAATCCAGTTTCAGTTAAAGCCGCATCGGGTCTAAATCTTAAAACTTCTTGTACCCCGTTGTTAATCCCATCAAGCAATATATTTTCAGGGTAAAAACAAAGAACAGAATTAAGCGTATCGAAATACAATTTTTCATTAACTTGGGATAGCTCAACATTGTTGTCCTGGTATGCCCTCGCTAAGACGTAATAACATAAAGGAGAAATAAAGCCGTCTCGAAGTGAGGCTACAGCTAAAACATCTCCGTCATAATCATAATTTGCATCTGTACGTTTGTTTTTTATATCAATAAGTCCTTCATCAATAGCGTCATTTAAATTCGTATCAGAATAAAGATATAATGTTGCACTAAGACTTTCTAAATACTTTTTATCGTTTACTTGAGATAAGGTTGAGTTGTATTCATCAACACCAGAATCAGCGTCATATGCCCTTGCTAATACATAAAAATATAAAGCAGTAGCAAAGCAGTCGGTAACATCACCAGCATCGGCTCGTCTTTGCTTAATATCATCTATCCCTAAATTAAGAAAGGCAGTTAAAGAAGCGGTAGACCACCTATAGGTAGCAACAGTATCACCTAAAGATTCTCTAACCTTAGCAATAACAGTTGACGGAGCAAGCAAACCAGTAGGTCGTATTTGTAACTTTGCCTTTACTTTTGTTAAAATATTAGCTTTAGTAAGCAAAACAAAAGAAGCCGTATCCACAGGAACAGACTGCAATTTTAATTTTACTGTTTTGACAACTTCACTTGCATCAATCATTTTAATACCTCATTAAGCAGTTGGAAACTCTATCTCAAGAATATCAGCAACTAAATCTTTTTCTTTTCCAACACGATATTTTTGTGCAGGGTATGACATACCAGCAATACCAGCCGCATCAATTAAATTTTTACGAGTAAAAGAGCTTAACTGTGCTTCTCTTACATCACGGTCGTTTGTTTTTCCAGCAATTTGACCCTCTAATTCTTTTATGTAAACCTGTAGCATGGAAATTTCATCTTTTAAAAGACGGCTTTCTTTGTCTTTTTTTGCCACAACAGAAGATAAATCATCAGCCTTTATTGTGCCACTAACTTCTACGCCTTCCTCAGTGCAAGGGTAAAACTTCGGGTTCTTAGCAAGTACTGGTTCGTAAGGAAAAATCCTTCCATTCTTTTTGTTTTTTAAAAACTTTATCATCATAATACCTCAATTAAGGAGTTTACCCCGTGTGTCCGACACGGGGCAACCCAATTTTACTTATCCTTTTTTCCAAACAGCATGTACCAGTCCAACTGGTCGTACAACTTCATAGCCGTAAACATGCAGTCCACGATAGTAATCCTTGAAACGCTTTTCAGCTTTGATTTTTTCGCTAGAAATTAAAAGCTGCGAAGCAAATGTCAACGCACTTTTATGTCCTGCAATTATGTCAAACTGTTGAGCCGTTCCATCACCACTAGCCGCTGTATCAGCAGTATGTAGTGTGTTAGAATTATAAAGGTTAAGATTAGAAAACTCGCCAATCTTACCCATTAACAACGCACTCTTTGAATTACCAGACGTATTTGCTTCAAACGCATCTGATTGAGTTAAGAGACGATGAACCCACGCTGGAAGAAGTCCCCAACGGTCTATCATTGGAATATCCTGCTCGTCAAGAACTAGAGATAGGTCAGTAACCTTCTCTACAACATTAGCAGCAGTAATAGACACAGGAGCGGCAGCCGTTCCCAAGTTAATATTGCCATTAATAGCACCAGCAGTTGCGCCAGCATTGTCGGAGTCAGCATCAGTATAAATATCTGCAAAAATAGCTTTTTCGATAGCTACTTTCATATCAATACCAGCACCATCAGCAAACTTCTTGATAAACGGAATGTCCGACTGCTTGACTTCAACATATTCAGCGTTGAAGTTATAATACTTACCTTTATCGATAAGTAATTCGACAAGACTCTTAGTAGGGTCTTCGGCAGTCAAATCGACATCAGGGTCATAATCCCTAATAGTCAAATGTGGGATTAAACGAATTTTGACGGTATCGCCATAATTTTTAATTTCTCCTTCCCAATTGGTATTCGCAATCTGGGACAGACAAGTGTTCGCATAAAGCGCACCCTGTACCAAAGGCGACCAAATGGTCGGAATGTAGTTAGTTGATGTAAAAGCCATAATAATACTCCATTATTATATCAACAGCATTATTTTTTAGTTTGCTGTTGAATGAATTTGTTACTTATTTTCTCGTATTCCTCATAGTCAAGGATTCCCTTTTGGAAATCAGCGACCGCCTTCTTTAACACGGAAGGGTCAAGCAATGGATCGGCTGTCTTTGGAGCAACCGTTTTAGTATGTGGAAGCACTGGCTTAGGAGTAGCTTTAACAGCTTGCTCTTTCGGTACTATTTCTGCCTCTGCGTTTGATTGTGTGATTGCAGTTGGAAGGGCACTTTGCCATAATCCATCATTAATCATACATTCTTGGACGCCAGCTAATATTCTAGCCGCAGAATCAGCATCGTTTCGTCTCAGAGATTGGTCTAAAAGCTCTTGAGCGCTTAATCCATATTCACCATACTTGCTCATAGCAAAGTCATAACTTGGCTCATTTTGCATAGTACGAGTATCAGCCCATCCACCTGAATTTAAAATACCATCAGGTGCTTGCTGATTTGAATTATTAGCATTACTCTTAGCAACTTCTAGTTGTGAACGAAGCTTTTGATTTTCTGCATTAGCAATAAGCTGAAATGCTTTTAAATCTTCTTCATCGTCATAACCAGCCTCTTCCAGTTTTCTTTTTGTCTCGTCTGAAATTACAGCATTATCAGCGACTACAATATCTTGTGAGACTGTTTGTGGCTGTTGACGCAGTTTTTCCATTTCACCTTTATAGAACACGCTTAAATCAGCTAGTCCTTTTTGGAGACGTGGAACTTCTTTGTCATACTTTCCTTTCAGAGACAAATACTTTTGCTGATAATCTTCATCTTCGGGAGTTTCAGGATTTTCATCCTTAGCTTCCTCCGGCTTGTCATCAACAACTTCCTTTTCGTCGGCATTTGCATTTTCCTGCTCTGCTGGCTCAACTGGTGCAACCACTTCATCGGTAGCATCAGGGGTCTCAACAACTTCCGGCGTTAGTTTTAGATCAGGAGTTTCAACGGGCTCTTGTTCAAGAGTCTCCATTGCCTTTAACTGTTCTTTAACTTTTTCCGGCACATCAGGATTGTCCAAATAATCCATCTTTTCCATTTCATCCTTCCTTTGTTGGGTTCTTTCGAGTATCCAACATTTCTTTGTTTATATTTAATCGGGTCTCTCTTGAGGTGTCCGATTACCTTTAAATAAATTTAAAATCTTTTTTATAAAGCCAACTTTTACTTTTTTTGCTGGCTCTTTATCTTCTGATACTGAATCAAACTTTTGTATGTCAGAATCATCACGAATAAGCTTTTGCTCGTCTGTCTTTAGTAAATCATTAAGAACTCTTATGGCTTCACATCTACCCTTAGTTACAAATAATGAATCTTTATTCATATCGGTTTCAAGATACTTATGCTGTACTGCTATTTCTCGACATAAAATTGTTCTAATCAAATCAACTATATCGTGATTTTTAGAACCATCTAATTTTGTCTGTTCGTCAAAATTAAGCTTGTACATTTTGTTCCCCTTGTCCAGCAGGTACTTGTTCTTGCGGAG